ATCCGATTTTTTATGAGCATAATGAGATTGTTTTATTTTACCCTTTCTAAAAATCACGTCTTTGTCGCACGATGGACACTTATATTTATTTTCTTTACTTGCTATTTTCGGATATTCATATTTTAATGTTTCTTTGTTTATAGCACCCATAGAAAAGTGGTTAGACATTTTACTATAATTATTATGGTAAAATGTTTAAGTAAGTTTTATTTTAAGAAAAATATTTAAAAATTTGTATCCATATATAATAACAAATGGAAGAACCTATTAATTTTAAACGACTTTACGAGTTGTCTATTATAGAAAAAGAACAAATCATGAATGATAATCAGAAACATTTAGAAAAAATTAATGAATTAACGAAAGAATTAAACGAATATAAAATAGAAAATTATGGTAAGAAAACGTATTATCAAAAGAATAAAGAAAAGATTATTGAGAAAGTAAAAGAATATAATAAAACAAATGTAAAATCGCCCGAAAAGATTAAAGAATATAACAAAAAAGCGTATGAAAAACGAAAGTTAAAAAAACTGGAAGAAGTCCAAAATTCAGAGAAATGATTATTTAGGAAAAGTGGTGAATAAATAATTATTTAGGAAAAATATTTAGAATTATTTTCTCATTCTAATCTATAGAATGGAACTGGAAGAAAAACCACCTGACCCACCTGAAAAAGAACAGGTGTATCGGATTATAAAGTGTCCGCTAAAATGCGTAATGAAAAGGTATGATACATTACAACCTATTATTGAAAAAGCAGTTGGGGATATAAACGAAATAGTTGTTTTGTCTTATCAATTCATAAGGTTATATTTACTTGATAAGTTCAATAATAAAAAAGAACTACCTACCATCAATAAGCAATTTGTATTAGATGTGATAAAAACAGTTAGTTCGCCAAACTCAAAACGAGGTCAAAAAACCAAGGAGGAAAATATCAAAAATGCCTCTGGAAAAGTAGATATGAAAAGGTTTTATAGAGAAGAGTTTTCACAGTTAGTTTCTAATCAACCATGCTATTCCAATAAAACTCATATATTAGCAATTACCGCAAATGAAATGATTACTTGTATTCATACAAACATTTCCACTCATTTTGTAAAGCATTTATTCAAGTATATTAATCTTATATTCAAAGACCCAAAATCAATAGAAATCAAAACAGAAAAGGATAAACAAAAGCGTAAGGAACTCTATAAAGGACTTAACCAAGATATAAGAGATTTGAAGAGTGATTTGATAAATAATAAAATAGAAGTTTCAAAACCAGAATATCATACATGGATTAAAGAAAATAAGGAATTTTTATTCCCAACCAAAGTGAATAAATCGGTTGCTTATGACGTAAAGGCAAACCCAGAAAAATATATTAAGTATTCATTTTATATCAATCAGAAAATAGAAGAATTGGGCAAAAGACCTTACCAAGTTATACCGCAACGAAATAATATTGTCCCCAAACATATTACGTTAAACTCTAATGGTATTATTGATTTGATTGATGATAAAAAACGCGAAATGTTTGAATATAACAAAAGCGAATTGGTATTACATGCGAAAAAACATCAAAAACATATTTGGAGTAAAATATTAAAGTTAGAAAAGAAAGATATTTTCAAACAGAAAGAATATGTTTTTTATAATCAAATCATTACGGACGGTTTTAGTTGTTCGCTACTTTTTATTTTGAAAAAATACAAGGATAAGGAATATGGCGACAAATTGCCCACTGTAAATAATGAAACAGATTTTACCAAGTTAGAAGATTTATCCAAGGAAGTATGCGATGAATTTCTAACATATAAATACAAGTTGGTTTCATTAGACCCTGGTAAAATTCGTCCTATAACTATGATTGATGAAAATAACAAATTCTTCAAATATACTGCTTGTAGAAGACGCTTTGAAACTTATACCAAGCAAAGTGCTTCTATTATCAATAAAGAAAAAATAAACCATAACATCAAGCAAAAAGAAGCGGTATTATCTGTTTACAAATCAAGGACACTCAACCAAGAAGAATATAAGAATTTCATAATAAATAAAACGAAAATCAATAATGAAATAAAAGATTTTTACCAAAGACCACTTTTCAGAAAATTAGCATTCCGTAGATATGTAAGAACAAAACAAAGTGAAGTAAAACTATTGAATGAAATAGAGAATACCTATCTAACCAAAGAAGAAAAGGAAAATGGTAAGAAAATTGTTATTTTACACGGTGATTACAGCAGGGCAACACAAATGAAAGGCACTATTCCAACACCAAATATAGGAATGAAAAAGTTGTTATTGAGTAGGTTTGAAATTATTGATGTAAATGAATTCAATACCAGTAAATTATACAATAAAACTTTGAAAGAAATGGAAAATGTGAAAGTAAAAAGAAGGAAACATATGAAGCAACTCCACGAAATACTAACTCCAAAAGAGGAAACCAATTGTCGTATATTCGTGAATAGAGATGTGAATGCTTGTAAGAATATTTTATTACTTGGAAAATGTTATTTAATGAACCAAACAAGACCGGGGGAATTCAAAAGGCAAGTAGTAAAGAAAGAAGTAATAAAGAAACCAAGAAAAACAAAACAACAAATCGTTGTTCCGTCTGGGTAGTTAGACGGAATAACATTCTGGTGGGAACTTGTATATCTACCCAATCTTATATACGAGTAAAAAGCCCACTATCTTGAATTTAGCCAGAATGCGTGTGTATTTTTTGCCTTCGTAAGTCGGCGTTTAAAATACGCGTTGCTCTAAATCGATTATGATAGAATAATAAATCAATTATCCTGTTAAAATGTCAATCTTTATTATTATACTAATTTCGATGTGCGTGTTATGTAATAGTACTCCCCATCTTATGAATCCGACTACGAGATTCATCTTGAATTACGGATTACCAGAATGTAAAAACTGCGTCTATTTTATTCCAGATGAATCTGAAAAATACAAATATCCATTAGGTAGATGTAAATTATACGGTGTAAAAAATCTGGTTTCCGGTATCATTCGTCATGAATATGCTGACCATTGTAGGCAAAGTAAAAATCAGTGCTCTATTACAGCTCTCCACTATGAAGCTATCAATGAGCAAGATAATACGAACCTTGACTCGACCAAAAAATTGAATGACGAAGATTCGAATAAGTAATAAGCATATAGCGAATACCAATCATGGGAATCAAATTATTGAATAAGTTTTTGCGTAATAATTGTAGGAGACATTCTATCACAAAAATCAATTTCTCGGAATTAAAAAATAAAACGGTAGTGATAGACACCAGTATTTATTTATATAAATTCTTGGGCGAAAAGGCACTCATGGAGAATATGTATTTATTTATATCGGTTTTATTGACGAATGATGTGAAACCTATTTTCATATTTGACGGAAAACCGCCGCCAGAAAAGCGCGAATTATTATTACAACGTCGTAGATTTAAAGAAGAAGCCAAGGCGAAATATAATGAATTAGAAAACCAAGAAAAATTAATACAATCAGATGAAGAAAAGCGCGAAATATTATTAGAAATGGAACAACTAAAACTACGTTTCATAAAAATAAAAGAATGTGATATTCGTAATATAAAAGATTTGATGGATGCCTATGGTGTGAATTATGTAGATGCACCGGGCGAAGCGGACGAATTATGTGCTCAATTCGTAAAAAGTGGTAGGGCATGGGGTTGTATTACAGATGATATGGATATGTTCTTATACGATTGTCCATTTATTTTACGAAATTTAAGTTTGATGAATAAAACAATCACATTATATGATAGAAAGTCGATTTTACATGATTTGGAGATGACGGATAAACAGTTTTGTGAAATCATGGTTTTGTCTGGAACTGACTATAATATGCATTCGAAGGCATCGTTATATGAAACGATGAAATGGTTTTATGAGTATCAGCGATACGCAAAAAATATAGATAATCCATTAGGATTTTATGTATGGCTTTATCGAAATACGAAATATATTGAAGATTATTTAACGCTCTTACGTATATTACAAATGTTTCAATGTTCGGATGAGATGCCGGAAGAATTACCTGATAAATCACAGAATATAAATGCACTGAAGAAAATTATGTCGAATGATGGATTTGTTTTCATATAAAGTGTATCGGTAGATTCGTAGCCAAATTGCTACAAATCTACCGATAGACCCATATGCTTTGATAAGGAACGGAAAGAATGAAAGGAACGAAGGATAAATGTATTTATCCACTAAAAGACAATAACGTGTAATAACATATCTACCTGTTCCTTCATATTTTTTATATCAATATCGCGATTACCATATTTCCATTCAGTTTTATTTCGAATATGAAAAAAAGACGGATGAATAGTTCTAGGGTCTATTAAATCTATACAATCATAACGCTGTAGTCTATCAAACATAATATTATTTCTCGCTAATTTAATAAGACTCGTAAGAGCAACGTCATCGGGAGCATATTTAATTTCATCATTGATACTTTTTTTATTGAAAACCTCTTTTAATAAATCGGTTACTATATCTCGGCTCAATATAAATCCTGCTCCTGATAAAAACCATATTCCTTCTCTAAATTCGTCTTGTTTTGCTGCTATATAATCCGTTTTTTCAGCATTTTCTAGAAATAGAAGTAGGCGTGGAATATGAATAAAAGATGATAAATTGGTTCTCAATATATGGTCATATGTAAATAAATTATTACAAACCTGCATACCGGCAATCGTTTTATATAAGATTCCTGGTTCAAACCATTCCGCATATTTATATGTGATTCTGTTATCTTCGACTACGATGTCGGCATCAATATCCGGATTAGAATATAGGAAAAAAGAACGTACTTCTGGGTATATATTCATATATCGAGACCATTGTTCAGTAAAGCAATCGTATTCATATGAATGAGATGCTATTACCAAAATAATAATGCGAAAATGTTGTGGAATTCCATTATTTTTATCATTATTTTTATCATTATTTGTCATATTGTATTGTATGGTTTTTATCGGTTCCATTATATTTATAATATAATAAATAGACCCTATTATTATATTATTATGTATGTATATTATTATTGTATGTTCATCTACCGATAGACCTTATTACAACAAATCTGGTATAATAAATTTCGATAAAAAAGTTTCATATTTTACTGGTAAATAGTTATTATTTTTTATTGCAATTCTCTCGATATTTACATGTTCTCTACCTAAAATATCTTTCCCTGATTTCATCTTTGAATCAAGGTTATTGACATCTGTGATTTCTGGTAGGTTGAATTCCTGATGTGCGAATTGAAAGAGCTTGTTTTGAATAAATCGGGCATCGCCAAAATAGGATAAATGCCATCCACCATATTCTATTATGAAGGGCGGATTTGCCAATCGAATTTCGGACGGTTTGCTACCCATATTTAAATATTCCATATAAGTTATAATTTTTGCATGTAACCAAATTTCATTCATTTTACTATGTAAATTATAATAATAGAATTGTTGTTTTAATGCAGCGAAAGATAGAGGTTGTGCAGTTCTTTGAATCAATTCTAATGTTCTCGGGTCAGGTATCTCATCGACGTCGCTAATTACGATAAAGTCGGTAGGTAATAAATTCAATTGTTGAATTCCACGGTCAATACAATCTCTTTGGTATTTTTCATTAGACCATTGTTCTCCTTTATCTATATCCGGTTTCACCAAATCATCCACTACGATATGAATTATTTTATGTTGAAATGCAGCGAATCGATGTTTATTTTCTTCGTAGTATAATGGTTTTTCTGCACCAGCATGTGTTCTTGTCGATTCTACCAAAATAAAGAAATCGACGACGGGGTCTAATATACTTAGTCTATAGTATAGCATATCGAATTCATTATAAAATGTAAAGGAATCTATCATTCTCTTCTTTGGTTCGGTGTTACTTAATATGGTATCCATTTCTTCTTTCATAAAATTGGGTTTATTGTAAAAATGGCGAACTTGCGTAATATAGTTTTTAATATCTATATTACGATGTTCTACAGAATTATCAATGTCTGAATCATCATGTTTATTTCTGAAATGGAAAATGTTCTCGGGAACAGTGGATGGTTCTATCAATTTGGAACATTGTATTCTTACATCGCATAAATTCGTGTATTCTCTTGGCATAAAGTAGTATTCAGTCGTAGCATCCATTACCGGTTCTACACATTTACATAATAGCATACTAATGGCAACATCATCGGGTAAAACATACACCTTTTGATAGGATAGTGTATCATTTCTTACAACGTTCAGATATTTCATAACAATATCGTATGATAATATGAAAGCAGCGCCATGTAAGAATATGAATTTATCATTGAGCTCTTTTCCGAAGAAATCATTGACGGCTATTTGCTGAGACCGTTTATTGGGATGATTTGGTAAATTATAAAATTGGGAGGATATATAATTTGTTCTTGACTGGTTCTCCAAATAGGACAACATACGGGGAAAATGGAAAAATGACGAAAGATTTGTTCTCAATAAATAGTCGAATTCGAACAATTGATTACAAACATTCATAGATGCGGTGGTTTTTTCGAATATACCCGGAACATTACATTCAACTGATTTATATGTGATTGTGTCTTTTGTAATAACAAAATCGGTTTTGATATTGATATCGGAATATATAAAAAAACTATATATATCATCAAACGAATTCATATACTCTCGCCAACAACGTGTAAAAAAATCATAGCTAGAATCTTTTGAGGCAATAATTAAGACGATTACTTTATATTTTCGCTTGGGTGTTACGCGAAAAAAATCGCTTGTCGCTTGGCAGTCGAATGCACATGACATGTTATATATTATATATAAATACGAAATGTTTATATATAATTTTACGCCTAATATAATTTTTTTAGTAAAGAATGAGCCTTGCTCGATATACGAGAATATTTTTGAGTATTCGGTCGAATGGTCTTGTATTCATTTGCACGCATATATGCCGCATAAACACCCTTTCTATTTATTTTACACGTTCTACGCGTACATATAGGGAATGATTTTTTTGGTCCTAAGAAGCATTTTTTACCGCATTTCTTTAACATCATGGTTCTCTCATGAAACGACGGTTGTTGTCTAGACCAATTTTTTATAAATGTACCACGGCCACGACTATGTGTTTTGTTATGAATATACGTTTTTTTCATGGTTTTACCGCCGAACTGTGATTTTGTATTCACTGGCTGCATAGTAGTGCGCGGTAAAGAATTCGTTTCTAAATATGACATATATAATATATGAATATATAATATATTAGACCTCCACATTTTTGTAGCCAAATGAAAGACATTAAATCAAACTGGTAACATAACAACCTCTATAATCTTCTGTTCCTGTATGGGTTAAGCTAATGGAAACGTCGATAAAGATATGCCCACCCATCTTTCTCCATCGCTCACAGAAGAGCCAATCCTCCGATAAATAGTGTCCGTCTTCTACTCCACAATCGAATAGTGCATAAGCAAATTCGTTCTCTTCTGGTAGTAGAAATTGAACATCATCGGTATATTTTGTAGAAGGATAACCATGGCTCATTTTCGTAATTACATCACGCTTTATCATCATAAAGCCTGTAGCCAAATGTCTTACTTCTGCCAAATTATTATCAATGGTGAGCGTTGTTCCTAAGTAATTTACGTTATATTTTAATAACTTCTGTTGAACTAGCGCGGCATCACTAATAATATCCTTGAACTGAGATTGATTCTTACGGTTAATCCAACTCTGAATCACATTTGAGTTGTATGGATTTGTCTTATCCACCACCAAATCTTTCCATTCATAGTGTTTGAGTGGATAAATTCCGCCGACTAACTGCTTATCTGATAATATTAATTTCACGATATCCATGGGGTCCCATGAAATATCCGCATCGATAAAAATGAAATGTGTCATTTTTGGGTTTGACATGGCACGTGCAACCAAGTTATTACGTGCTCTTGAAACTAAACTATCGTTTTTACAGAACTCGATACGTAACTCGATACCTAATTTACGAAATAAATCAAAACTCGCCATCAAGCAATGAACATAATTCACGAAACATTGACCACCATAGCATGGCGTCAAAATATACACACAAGGATTATGTGTCTTGACATATTCTGCAATCTTATCGTTGATAGACATAGCTGTAGTCACAGTAGTTTCATTGAAGGTGTTTGATGCTGTAGTAGTAGCTGTTTCCTTTGAGAACATTTCTTCTTCGTCATCCATGACTTCGAAATTGATATTATCAAGACCTGCCATATCTTAATATAGATTATTAGTAACTATATTTATATGGTTTTTTGTGTTTTAGTTATATGTTGCGATAATATGTTCAGGTAGTATTGGGTGGTGTTCGCGCAGTTTATTTGAAATAATATATAAAGATGATAATGAAAAAAGTAATAAATCGCTCGAACCACGAATCAAAATGGGGAAATCTGATATTTCTATACTATACTGAATCCATAGCGTTGATGATGTAATATTCATGATACAAAATAGGAGAGATAAATCATTTGTTGATTTTTTTGTATAAAGTAGATACATGAATATGAATCTAGCTATAACGGAAATGGCTGTGGCGGAATAAGGGATGATGATGTTATTTGGCATGTTTATTTTATAGAAAAAGCTTTTCAATTTATATTATATAATAAAGAGATAAATCATTTTTTATAGAGTATATACAAGAACGCCATTACATAATGACAGCTTTCGATAAGTTAGAATATTATTTATTTTATATGATGATATTATTTATCATATAAATTTTTTGTTATACTCCGTATGGGGTTCGAACCCATGACCTTCACAGTGTAAATGTGACGTACTAACCACTATACAAACAGAGCTAATTTTGGGTGAGTTTTTTGTTTTTGATTTTATTTTCTATATTTTTCTTTTTGGTTTTTGGTTTCTAGGTTCTAGTTTTTATTTTTGTTCTATGGTTTTTGGTTTCTAGGTTCTAGGTTCTAGTTTTTATTTTTGTTCTATGGTTTTTTGTTTATGCGGTGGCAGCAACCTCAGGCTTGATGAAGTGGTGCTTCATGTATCTCTGAAGGTTGAAGTAGGTGAGAACATCGTCCTTCTCAAGCTTGAGAAGCTTGGACAACTTGGCATCAGGATTAATCTGACGACCGTTGCTCTTGTTCTGCAAGCCATTGGCGGTGATATAGACGTTAATCTCCTTGCTTACCTCAGTGCGTGCCATCTCGGTTCCGATGGTGCGGCCAAGGAACTCGGCAAGCTCGTCACTGATTCTGGTAGGCTTGATGAATCCGGAAGGCTTGCGGTTTCCAACGTTGCGTCTTCTCTTGGAAGAAGCCTTCTGGGCGACCTTCATCTCACGATTAACAGTCTTCTCCAAGGTCTTGAAGTCGTTCTTGATGGTGGAGAAAAGTCCGGCCAATTGTTGAAGCTTGGCACTGAACTCAGTAAGCTTGCCGATGAGTGCGGGGGCGGCATCAGTAGATGCGACGACGGCATCGACGGCGGCGGCAGCATCTACAACAGGTGCAGCGGCAGGTTCGGCGGCAACAGGTGCAGCCTTCTTAGCTCTGGGCTTGGAAACCTTGGCAGGTGCAAGCTCATTAGTTACGGGGGTAGCGGGGACAGTAGATGCAGACGTAGTCTTCTCGGTGGGTTTGGATGCTCTAGCCATGTTAGCTATTATACTATACTATTACCACTTGCTTTTAAGTAATTTATTCATAATATATATTTTATTATGTTATTCTGCTCGATGAACTCGTGTAGAATATATATTATTGTAAAATTTTATGTGAAACTATGTATTATCGAAAAAAAAAGGGCCTTCAGCAACCGATTCATACAACCATGGTAATGCTAATCGAGCGGCATTAGAAACCAGAGTGAGCCCAGATAGAGCATGAAAAGCCCCTAATTTGCGACTATCGTCATCTAAGCCACTATACACTAGATTTTCTAGTACGATTATGCAAGCCGTTTTGATTTGGTCAAATGATAAGTCATTATATTGGATTGGGCGAGAAAATATACCATCAAACGGTCCATGATATGGGCATATACGTAACTTGACTTCTCTAGTAAGCATACCACGATAATTCCATATATCAAATAAACATCTATAGAGTCTTATATAATCTCGGTATGTGAGCGACGAGAACCAGCTTTGATTCGTATAATTACCCAATTGGTCGAATTCTATGAACAAGTGTGTGATTCTTTGGTCGATTGGTTTATTACGTACATCACGAATTTCTCGGTATCTTAAGTATAAATCTACATTGGACATGAGAGACATATTTATGGTCGGATTATAATTATTAATTGGATGGTTATTATTCGCTTGTATAATTGTAGGATTATTTTGATAAATAGGTCGGTTATATTGTAAATTACTTCGTAGTGTATTTCTCAATATATAAGGCTCATTCTCTGCTCTAAATTCCGGATTCACAATACATGTTATGTTATATAGTCCTATAATATCATTTATGGTAGCTTGTTCTATTTTATCGCGATTGTATGGATTTACTATTTTTGGTTTTGTTTTCATCATGGATATTAATGACGTAATATTGAATCCATAGATGAATTTTTTATCGTCCATATAACTAAAGAAATATGAATTATCGATTTCGGATAACGGTTCCATAGTAACGAAATCGGTTTCATTTGAGCATTTTGTACGGTCTTTCATTGCTGGACCATGTAATGCCATCATTCTTCTAACAATTTGCCCTCTAAATATGCGTTGTATATGAACACATGAAGTAATACTTTTAAATCGGGTTTCGATTCGTTCCATTAATAATGGTTTTGCACCAGAAACTGGTAAATGATATTTTCGCGCACAACTTTTCAGGTCAGGTATTTTGTAGGATTTTAATACAAGATTATATTTATAATAGTTCTCATAAGTGAGTTCATATTGTATAGTATTTGTAGGTTCGGGTGTGCAAGTATTTTCGGAAACATCTTTGATTTGTTCTGCCTTTCTTCGAGAACGTCTTGGTTTCGATTCTTTTTCTTTTTTTTGTCTTTCTGCAAGTAAATGGCGATTTAACTCCGCAAAGGCACGGTCAGCTTCATCTGTTTCAATATGTATTGATGTGAGTAATGTAATAGCATGCTCAAGTGGGTCTAATATATTTTGTGTTGGTGAGTCCATCTATTATAGTAGTGTATATATTTATACATATATTTTTATATACGTTTGTAAATTTCTTTATTGTCTTTTGGTGGATAAATACATTTATCCATCGTTCCTTCGTGCCTTCCGTTCCTTGTCAAAGGATATGGGTCAGATGTCGATAATATTTATTAGCCACTTGGCTAATAAATATTATCTACCGATAGACCTTATAACTGGCTATAACTGGTTATAACTAAAATTCGTAAAAACATATGAATTTATAGCATTTATGGAGTCATTTTCAATAAAATATATAAAAAATTGAATTAAAGAAATGGCCCGATATAATTCATATCAGTTCGGTCAGTTAGTTATATATAATGTCTAAGCAATCATCAAGTACAAGCAAGGTTATTCTTCCAGTGCCCGAGTGGAACACATCGGCGGTTCGCTATATGCAACCCAAGATTTCCGACCGTGGTAGTAAATCAATTAATATTATTAGTACTCAAACCAATCGCGCTCTCCATTTGAGCACGCCACTCATGAAGACATGGGGTATTGCCGACTTTGTCGATGAGAAGGGCGAGTCCGATGGTAAGTTCAGTCTATCGCTCAATTTTCCTAACGAAGATTATGCGACACCTGCAACGACTGAGTTCTTGACTAAACTCAAGGCTTTTGAGAATCAGATTCTAGACGACGCTGTCAAGAATTCGGAAGCTTGGTTTGGCGAAGAAATGTCGAGAGAAGTTGCCAAACATACCTTCTTCCCTTTCTTGAAGTATTCTAAGGATAAGGTTACCAAGAAGATTGACTTGTCCAAGGCTCCATCTATTCGCGCCAAGGTACCTAATTATGGTGGCAGATGGGGAGTTGAGATTTATGATACAAAGGGGAAGATGTTGTTCCCTTGTGATAATGAAAATATGACGCCTATGGATTTCGTTGAAAAGGGTAGTAATGTGGCTTGTGTTTTACAATGCGGTGGCCTATGGTTTGGTGGTAAGGGTTGGGGTATCACTTGGAAGCTTATTCAGGCGGTTGTTAAGCCATCTGAAAGACAAAGCGTTTTTGGAAAGTGTCATATTCAACTATCGACTGATGAGATTGATGCTCTCGAATCACAACCCACAACAACTGATGCTGTTGTAGATGACGATGAAGTCGAAGAACCACTAGCTGAGACTAAGCAAGTTTCAACCGAAGTCGAAGATAGCGATGAAGAAGCTGAACCCGAACCAGTGCAAGTTGAAGCACCAAAGAAGAAGGTTGTCAAGAAGGCAGCTGAACCGGTCCAAGAACCTGTGCAAGCTGAAGCAGAACCTGCACAAGCTGAAGCACCAAAGAAGAAGGTTGTCAAGAAGGCAGTAAAAGCATAAAAACAAAAATCAATTAGAATTAGATAGTTTAGTTTTGTAAAACCCTTAAATTTTCGTAATCTAAATAAAGTCGTTTGTAAATAAGAATATTGCAACACCAGAATATTCTTATTTTTTATGTTATATGACACGAATATTCAATAGCTTTTTTGTTGTAATCGTATGCACCCTTGAAGAGTAAAAATATTTGTGTTATAATATAATATAAAATATATAATATTATATTATACATCATGCAAATTGGATTTATTATATTAAGGCATGTAAATAATGAATTAACAAATAAATATTGGATTAAATGTGTGAATTCTATTAGACAATATTATCCTGAAAATAACATTCTTATTATAGATGATAATAGTAATTATGAATATATAACGGAAGAAACTTTATATAAAACTACCATTATAAATAGTGAATATCCCAAACGAGGTGAATTATTGCCTTATTATTACTTTTTACATAATAAACTATTTGATATTGCTGTAATAATTCATGATTCTGTATTTATAAATAAATATATAGATATGAATGTAGAAAAATATAAAATAATATGGGACTTTAATCATGGTGCTGACCAAATAGAAGATGAAACCAAAATGATAGATGTTTTTAATGATGTAGAATTGAAAGAATTTTATGAAAACAAAGATTTATGGACAGGTTGTTTTGGATGTATGTCTATAATTACTCACGATTATTTAACTTATATTAATAATAAATATGATATTAGCAAACTATTAGATTATGTATTAAGTAGATATAATCGTTGTAGCTTTGAACGAGTAATTGCTTGTTTATTGCAAAAAGAAGGAAATAAGGAAGTTTTATTAGGTAGTATACATGATTATTGTAATTGGGGGATACATTTTAATGATATTGATAAATATGAACATTTACCATTAATAAAATGTTGGACTGGTAGATAACCGAAGGTTAGCCAAATGGCTAATAAATATTATCGACCGATAGACCTTAATGGCTATCGGTAATTGAGTATTTTATCGGTATATTGCAACACCAGAATATTCTTATTTTTTATGTTATATGACACAAATATTCATGTCTTTTAGTGGATAAATATATTTATCCTTCGTTCCTTTCATTCTTTCCGTTCCTTATCATAGCATATGGGTCAGAGGTCGATAACCGAAGGTTAGCCATTTGGCTAATAAATATTATCTACCGATAGACCTTAAATAACTTTTTGACAATAACATAAAATTATATAGAAACGAAAATATAGTATTATGTAAATCTTATAATACTATATGAATATAGCATTGTTCATCTTTATGGTTTTTATCGGATTTAGAAATACTATTTTATCTAAAATGCCACCAAGTATTGGTCGAGCAATAAAACAAAAAACCCATAAATTCATCGAGAACCAGTATATTCAAACACTCCATAATCAACGTATTTTCGGTGAAACGGAAAAAGAATCCTTTTTGAAAGAGAACCCATTTATAAAAGATAAACGAATCATATCTATTTCACCTGCAGGACTGAAAGGGTTTTACGTAACAGGAATTTGTAAATATATAAAACGGCGATATAATCTAAATAATTATATTTTTTCAGGTGCGTCCGCTGGTGCATGGAACTCGTTACTATTATGTTATCGAGATGATATCGAAGAAATCGAGAACCGAGTAATAGACCAAAGAATACAGTCAGCTAAATCTATATACGATTTGCAGCATTCTATCAAATATCGTTTATTGGATAATTTTAAAACCGAAGATTTCGATTTAGGACGACTGTTTATTGGCGTTACTGTAATGAACGAATATTCGTCTGTGAATACAACGATATTTCATGGATTCGATAATTTGGAAGACGCTATTAATTGTTGTATTGCGAGTTCTCATATTCCATTAGTAACGGGTGGTCTCACGAATGTGTACAGGAGTATGCTATCATTTGATGGTGGATTTAGTAGATACCCCTATTTGAATATGTCGCGTTCGCATTTACATATTACGTCTGATATATGGAGAAAAAATGAATCAATGAATAGTCATGATAATCCGTCGATTTATTCTGATTTTTTAGTAAATGGAGAGAATTTGAACAATGAGATAGCAAAAATACATACAGCTACGAGAAATACGATTCGAGCACTCGATTATGCTCGATTTTTATCAAAGGGGAAATCGATTTTTAACGAATTATCCGAAGAGGGGTATATCGATTCCAATGCGAATCGGGCATGGTTAGATGAAGTATTTAGGGTATAGCATGAACGATAGACCTTATTGTGTATCAGTGGATAAGGTCTATCGGTGGATAATCGAAGATTAGCCAAATGGCTAACTTTCGGTTATCGACAGGAGACCCATATGCTTTGAAAAAGAATGAAAGGAACGAAGGATAAATGTATTTATCCACCAAAAGACAATAAGGTCACCATAATTTGCCTCATTTTTTTTCGTAGTGTTTCTGTAGAACATGACATGAGGTCCGCGACCTGTTGCCATGTTCTCTGTTTTTCAAATGTAATCAAGTCATATCGATAGGTTATAATCAATTTTTGTTCCGGTGTCAGCTGCTGGAATTTATTGTATATATCGATTACTTTATCGGATAAAAGTGGGTAATCGTAGCTGTTAGTAGAGAACTTATCATAAAACCATATATCGTTAGTTAGACTAGGCGACGGTAATTTGATTTTTTGGGTATAACGCTGATGATGCGTAAGCCGTCTTAGAGGACTTAGTTCAGTCACACCATAATAGAGATACCCCATAATGTATTTTTTTGCATATGGATGAAGATTGACGTTATTTGAACCGTTATATCGTTGCACAGAATGAACCAGACCTTGTATAGCATATTGCTGTAGGTCGTAGGCATGGTTGATGATGTATTTTTTCGATTTTAGATTTTCGCGAAATTGACGTGAAAGTGACATAGCGTAGGGGAGGTAGTTTTTTATGAGAATATATTGTGTTTTTGCACGAATGAGAGGCGGTGTTTGTGGATTTGACATGATAGACCGAATGAGTTTCAGTTGATGAGGTTGAAGATATGCCGATGCATAATAAATGAATGATGCTAGTGCTATAATTAGTATCATTGAATACATGATTTAGAGAATAGATTAGATAGTCTTGAATAGAATTCAATTTTATGCTATTCTTGTTGCTACTAATACTCCTTGTTGGCCGGCTGTTGCTGCTACTTGGAAAGTGGATGTTCCAGACTGAAAAATACATTGAGCAACCCATAAAAAGTTTTTTGCTGTTGTGCAATTTACTACTACGGTGCCTGAAGAATAACCATAATTACCTGCATTTATTAAGTTAAATGTGCCACCGTTGAAAAAATAGTCATTTTGACTATACGAACTAGCTCCGGTTCCAAATGGTGTTCCAAGGAATCCATTGCTAGAATTTGTATTACTAACAACAAAATTTTTGTTATAATCAGTAGTTAAACCTATCATCATAGATCCTATTCCACCACCATTATTCCCTTGAAATGATATTCCCATATTAACTATCCATATGCCTGGTGGAAATGTAATATAGTTTCCACTAGTAGTTAAATCAGTCGAGGTTGGGGTAGCATGAGTTAATAAATTTAGCATGTTGTTATACGACTTACTTGCTACTGTCTTATTTTCATATACTATAAATTGGTATCCAATTTGATTTGACGTAAAGGTTGGCGCAGTTATATAACTTAAATTAATCCCTTGATTCGTATTCATAACGCCATAAACATCGAGAGCAAATGCCGATGACGGTACTGTTGTATTATTCAGATATCCTATTCCTACTGTTCCTGTACTACTTACCGTTAATGCACGAGTTGTTCCTGATGTTCCTACTAAAATTCCGGAATTATCGTATGTCAGACCTGATGACATGAGCTATATATATATTTTATAGTAAGATATTATTGGAAATGATATGAACTAATAATATTTTATTCGAATTGGGTAAAACTTCTAAATAAGTTATACAAAAAATATTATAATAAAGTTTTACATAGGCGGCGCAAAATCTACTATTTTATGTAATAGAATGGCGATAGTAATAGAAAAATCGGTATCTCTATATTATTATTAGACCTTTGGCACCAAAAGCATATGGGTATCCTGTCGATAACCGAAGGTTAGCCATTTGGCTAATAAATATTATCTACTGATGACCCTAGGACAATAAGCTATTTATAAAACGTCATGTCATCAGGTCTGACATACGATAATTCCGGAATTTTAGTAGGAACATCAGGAACAACTCGTGCATTAACGGTAAGTAGTACAGGAACAGTAGGAATAGGATATCTGAATAATACAACAGTACCGTCATCGACATATGCTCTCGATGTCAGCGGCATTTTGCGCGCTCTTTCAGTTATCCATAGTCAATATTTTATTTGGCATTTTAATTGGAATACAGGACAATCCCGTGGCTATGTTGCCGGATACACTGGTATTTGTAATAGCACAGGTGGAACAACTACTGCTACTACAAATATTCCAGGAACATTTATAAATACTCCAAGCAATGGACGATTAACTGTGCCTGTAAGTGGTGTGTATGGATGTTACTTTCATGCAGTATCAGATGGTACAGCAGACGGAGCATATCCTCAATTACGGATTGATGGTTCGAATTACAATCCAAATAGGCCATGTGTTAATTCGTTTGGGCAAGTATTTTCAACAGAATTTGTATATGCAAATGCCGGACAAGTTCTTGATTTTTTTATTGGTTGGGAGTCAACTAATGCTGCTGGACTACAATCCACTAGAGGTATAGCGGTTAATACTGGCTTTGGTCAAGGTATAACATTTGTCCTAATGCAAAGAACCGGATAATCACATGTAAATTACCCGCCCATAAATATAGAATGGAACCCTAATGTTACTCCCTCATCAAATAACTTTGTATAAACCATATCATTATTCTCTAATCCCAGTACAAGCAAAAATCCATTCTTACATAAAGCCATCAAATATGCTTTTCCATCAACCTTCGTAATAACATGTTCTCCATATACCGATATAGCATGAGGTAAATCGATAACACGTTCAATATCCAATCCTCTACAAACTACATATCCACCTATGCGTCGGTCGATAATTCTGCGTAAAATTACGGAATCCCCATATGAAATAGGGAAATCCAAATTCATCGGCTCTAATAAGGGATTCCGTTTGATATAAACCGTCCCCGAATTCTTATAAATAATAATCCCCCTATATTTACCTTGAATGTCCAAGCTATTAAAATCCAGGTTCTCATAAAGCGGTGCATATATTTCAATCGAAGTAGCCGTTTCTTTATATCCAGCATAATGGAAACAGTAAAATCCTGATTCGCTAACATACGTCTTTTCATTCGGACCCATAATATGAATATAGGTCGGTAAATCCTTTCGAAACGAGATAGGTATAGGTCTCATCCATAGTTTTAAAGGTGAATCGATAACCAATATATCACCCGAATCGAGAACCAAGAAATCATGTATAATAGGTAAATAATTCATCGTTTTCGAGAACTTACATAAAATATCCAATTTCGAGTTCATCTTATAATAAGTCACCGTTTTAGTAAAAATGTTATAGTCGATAGTATGAACTATATCATTAGCAGCGTCATATTTTGAATGTCCCGAGAACTTATTGTCCATGTTAGTATTCACTTTGCCCATTGTTTTGATTTCCTTGTTCTCGAAATCGACTGCTAATTCATATGGAATATCTCTTTCGAATAATGCGAAGACGCGATTCTTACGTCTATTCTCTCGAAAGCCGGCAGGAATCCGGCGATTTACATGTGAAAAGGCAACGTGACTTTCAGTATGGGTGAAGGGTGTTATATTTAGCATAGCCGTATTGGCTGTACCCATCATATTCGGCATCAATTTCATATGATGCATTAGCATATGTAATAGTGCATTCCAAAACCCTTTTCCTACTTGGCCATGTTCTCTTTCATAGAGAACTTTGTCGGTTTCTATAAGATGTTTGACCGGATATATTTTACCTTTGTCGAAGAATACGCCTTGTACGATACCGTCAGCAGTAAATAAGTCAAATAGTGTGGTTTTTTGCGTGACATTCATATTCGGACCTATTGAGCCAAAGAATCCATTTATCCTATGAAGAACGTTTTGCTTCATATGCATAGGTGCCAGTTTTTTTGAATATATTACTAAAGAATAAAGACATAGTAGTAATATGGATAGCATTATTATGTTATATGTTTTATATTTTATATTATATGCTATTATAACATAAAATTTATACTGTTTTCATCGTTGTCAAATTTCTAATATGATGTTATACTGTTTTCATCGTTATCAAATTTCTAATATTATGTTATACTGTTTTCATCGTTGTCAAATTTCTAATATGATGGTCAAATAAATATCGGATTTTCGCTGAATATCATAAATATCTATACTATTTATCTTAGATATACCCTGCTTACCATATAATATCATCTGTTTTTTTACCAATTTAAATGTCGATGGTGGTACGCTAATTATATGTTTTCCCAATTCGATGTTTATCGTAGGTTTCTCCCATATATCACGAATTTTCAAGGTAACTTGAACATGTAAGTTATTGTTCTCGTCAATCTCTATGTTTTCAGGTAACATAGGATTACACTTGACATATAAATCATTCCCAGAATGGTCATACACGAGTTCATGATGCCAAAGTGGAATAATATATACTTTCTCGTCTTTCGTGAGCTTATATAAATTGTTCTCGAACAAATCGTTAATGGTCGGATTTAAGATAACACATTCGTCGTCTTTCGTTTTCTCTTGTATTAATTCGCCAACGTTTTTTATGAAACTTTCGCTGAAATGAAGCGAATCCTTGTATTTTTTTAGAATTTCGTACGTTTTTATTAATGTAGATTTCTCTAATTTCGATAATGTATCAAAAGCCGTTTTCTCACATGTCATGACTACACGATTAATAATCGTATAAAAGAGAGAACTTCGCGTTTCGCCTTTCATAATGTTTTTCAAAAAAGACATGAGAAATGATTGGTAATCGGATGGCTCTTCTTCATCACACTCAACATCATTACCATCGTCGTCCGGATTCTTTTGTGAAAATCCCTGATAAAGCATCAAATACTCGTATGCGTCGTGTATTTCTTGGAATTTGGCCGCAGCATCTGACGCCTTGTTCTTGTCTGGATGATATTGTAAAGCTTTTGCTCTATATTGGCGTTTTAATATTTCAAGTGTAATATTACTAGACTCAATATCACTAAGACCAAGAATTTTACATGATTTAATATATTTCATTCAAAATGATGTATTTTATTTATTATATAGAACATAATACTCTCTAAATGGTAAATGGGGCGATAATTATTATTATAGTACTTCAAAAATGTATATGTTTTACATAAGATATCGGAAATATCGTCTGTGCTCTTCAGAATTCCGGATTCTATAAAATGGATTATGATATACCATAAACATTCAATCATATCCAAATTATAGGTCAGGATATCATAAAGAGAATCCCGAAACCCAGTAAATGATAGTTTATCTGGAGAACACATCTCTTTGATAATATTATCACAAATAATATTGAATACGTCTTTGGGCATATCTTCCGCGAAATCTATCATGGGAAATGATTTGATTTCTTTTATGTTTATGATACCGCCACTTTCGATTTCATCGAACAAATAGCGCGTATCTTTATTATAAATAGGCTGGAAGGGAAGTGGTTTCGGAGAACTCGGTGTATTGACATTGTTTATCGGTTCAATAGAATTGATTCTAGATAATTCTTTGTACTGTTCAGTCGTTGGTCGTTTTATACGTAAAATTTGACAAACATTCAAGATTTTTGTAGGAATAAAACTGATATGCTCAGACATAATAAAGAATTTGATTTTGATATTACTATGACTATGATTATATTGTTGCATATAACTATAGAATATTTCTAATAGCTCCGCATGAATTAGATGGAAATTCTTGCAGAGAATAATACCGAATTTATCTGGTTTTACGGAAATGATATCTACGATTTGAAAAAAGATTTCGTGCCATAGTAGCTTTGAATTACAACCAAGGAGTGACATATCGATTTCGAAATGTATATCACTAATACGATAAATATATTGTTGTTTTTCGGTGTTTGCTGTCATCTTTTTATCACATTTCAGTTCTGTTGGACTGTATTGTTTGAGTAATTTGATGATTTGTGAATACTTACCAGAACCAGATGGGCCATATATAACTAGATTCTCTAATTGAGAAGCTTTTTTGGGGAATTTCGTAAAGACATCGTTGAGTTCTGGATGTAAATTATAACGTAATACAGAATGATAATAATCTTCAAAAGACGTTTCGTGATACTTCATGTTTTGTTATAATAACGATGCCATTTTCTATATAACTTTATGTTGAAGTTATATAGCTGCTAGAATTATGTTTTCATCGTCCAACTAGGTCTCGGTATTGTAATTTGGAGAACTCATTTGATATCGCGACTTGCCAAGAAGATAGTCCGACAATGGTTGCAGACATGAGTAATAGCATACCAGTAGATATACCGGATGATACTTTGTTTATATTAAGTATAATCATTAATTCGATAAATATTAAACTAAACACGATAACCATATTCATTTTGAATGTATTCATTTGACTCTTGTTTTTTCCAGTGATTTGTAAAGGTGTTCCGGAGACCTTTGTATATTTTGCTTGTAATGTAGTAATCATCATGATGATAAAGATAAATGAGACAAAATGAAATATTAAACTGATTCCTATTGCCGCTATGCTTACGTTTCCAATATATGGTATTTGATATAATGGTATAAAACTGGGCGATTGAGTTTGACCTATAAAGAATAATGTAAATGCGGCATTGATTACAAAAAGAATACTAAATCCTATTATTTCTGTATAAGGTAGATAGGTGAAGTAGATACTTACTATATATAATAAGGTAAATATTACATAGCTAAAGTCGTTAAAACATGTTGCTGCCATACTTATATTTTATATATATTTTTCTAATCTTCTAATCTATAAATTTGGGTATATCGAGAACTCGAATCGGTTTTCTGGCTAATCTTATCATTTTTCTCCGGGTTTTTCTATCTAGATGTCTCCAAATATATGGCATTTTTTGATGTAGTATAGTAACCAGTACTTGGTCAGTCGAAATCCGATTTTTTACCATTCTACAGTTTCTTTGATTTGGGCATTCTTTTTTCGTTATATTACATATTCCCCAATTCTTGGATGATTTTGAACAGTATGATGGCTTGCATCGATTCATCATTTCTCCGCATGGCACATGCTGACATGTTTTGTATATTTTACAGGTTTTTCTTTGAGGCATTTGTATTATGTATATTATGTATATATATTATTGTCTTTTGGAGGATAAATATATTTATCCACTAAAAGTACCTATAGTTTGGCTTGATATGTTTCATTTAACCATTGTATTAAAGTTTCGCTTGTACATGTAAATAGACCTTCTTTGAATTGTTTTATATTATAAAATGTCGGTTTTTTCATGTCTTTGGCTTGGTAAAAAACATAAGGTCCGAATTTCCCTTTTCGAATACTCAAATCAGGTTCTCGAATCCATCTCAAAACATTGGTTACTTGCTCACCTGATTGCTGCGTCTTCGATTCCAGTAATGGTATAATCATGTCCAATGTAATATTTTCGTGTTGTTTGACGAGGTCTTTTATACCAACACTCACTTCTTTCCATTGTATATAAGGACCGAATTTCCCGTGTTTCAGAAATACGTCTTCGTCTAAATATTGACCGAGCGACGATGCTTTCACTTCCATCAAATCTTCTACCTTATATTGTTTATTTTTGAGTTTTTCTAAATCGATTTGCATACCATGTTTTACGGGTAAAAACGTAATATTACCGTCACTATCGATTTGTTTAATGACCGGACCCATTTTTTCAAACGCGAAACTATGGACATCATCCAATATAAAATTCTGTTTTCCGAGTTTTTTTAGTGATGAGCTTAATTGTTGTATTTCAGTGTAACATTCTTTACATAGTAGCGACCAATTATCGGAGTTCCGTGTTATGGTATCCAATTTTTCTTCCATGTGTTTCGTATAATCATATGTAAAAATCGGTTGGAAATAATGTTTTAAAAATTCGATGGTTAGAACGCCTATCGGCTGAATAACGAGTTTATTTTTTTCTGAACCCAGCGTTTTTTCTGAAATCGTTTCTTGGATGGCATTATCGGTAGCATTCATCTTATATTCTTTACATTGCACAACGTCTCCTTGTACGTCGGTGCATTTTACATAACCACGTTCTAAAACCGTTTCTACTATAGATGCGAATGTGCTAGGGCGACCGATTCCGAGTTCTTCCATTGTTTGAATAAGACTTGCTTCACTATAATGTTGATGCCGGTTTTTCACCGTAATATGGCTCTCAATCGATTCGTATTTTACGGTAGTAAGTGTCCTTAGATACATTAATATGGTAGAATTGGCTTCTTGTTCTCGAATAAAATCGTCTGCCCCAAATTCGCCTACTTTTTTCCAACCTAGAAATACGGGTGTTTCGAGAACATGTCTATATTTTGAATTTCCTGGTGCTGTGATTGATAGCGCATATGTATTATATTTTGCATCCGCCATACAGCTTTCTATCGTATTTTTCCATATCAAACGATACATACTCGCCAGACGCTTATCGGCTGACTCTGGCTCTGGTAATCGGACCATGTCGATATGACAAACGCGAATCGCTTCATGTGGATTGGTCGAATCCTTGTTCATGATTTTTTCCACGTTTCCAACATAGGTGGAATTACCGTATGATTGTGTAATATATTTGGAAGCCTGTTCTAAGAAAACTGGTGAATATTGAGAACTTTCAGTACGCATATATGTTATGTATCCAGCTTGGTATAACTTCTGACATAATGACATGGTTTCGCTCGGTGAAATATGAATAACATTACTGGCTACTTGTAATAGTCTGGATGTATGAAATGGTTGCGGTGGCGTTCTAATGGAATCTTTTTTTGCACCTATAGTCAAAATATGTTGAAAATCGATTGATTTATGGAAGAAATCGAGAACCTGCTCGGGTAGCCTGAATTCTTGGTCCAACTCGAATTTGATTTTTTTATTCGTAAATAGAGCCGAGATTTTATATATCGCTTCACAACCAGAACTTTTATTTTCTTTGGCTACATGATTATCGTATATGAGCGAAAGAGCGGGTGTTTGGCATCGACCCGCTGATAAGGAATTTTCTTTATTATAGAATAGATATTTCCATAAAAAGGGAGAAATCGTAAAACCAACTATGATGTCGAGAACTTGTCTGGAAATTTGTGCCAATACTAGGTTCATATTTATGAGAGTGGGTTCTCGAACGGCCTTGAGTAAAGCAGGTTTTGTCACTTCTTGGAATATGATGCGTTTCGTAGTTTCGTGTGGTATGTCGAATACTTGGCAAATATGCCATGCAATAGCTTCGCCTTCCCTATCAGCATCTGATGCTAGGAATATATTCTGTGTTGAGAACTGTTTGATGATTTTACGCATCTGTTCAATATGTGCCTTTTTTTCGTCTATTATGGAGAACTTGGGTAATTCATTTGTAGAAGTCGTATCGATGGATTTTAAATTATCAATATGTCTGATATGGCCTTTTGTTGCAATACAATAGTATTCCTGACCTAAATATTCTTCTATTTTTTTACATTTTGACGGTGATTCTACGATGATTAAGTACTTGGCAAGGTCTGGTTTTGACATCGTAAAAACTTGTGTGTTTTTTTTACGATAGAATTTGGGAGGCATAGTACATATAATATGTCACGTAGTTTTTATTATGTTTTTGATGTTATTATCTTTACGGGGGGATAAATATATTTATTCATTGCTCCTATAGACCTTATCTACTCGGTAATCAACTTACACATTTTATATTGATTTGAGAAATGTATGATATGTTATTTTGGTATTAGACTGATTTTGGTTTGTATTGTCCTTGTCAATATTGTCTTTTTTATCATTACTATATACATATCTGAATAACCTACGTGTTCTGTTAGCTTCTCTATTTTTTTCTATTTGTTTATTGTCAGTTGTTCTATCATATTCTTCTTTCGAATACGTTTCATTGACACTTGGATACTCATGCCATGATATTCGTGTTTCGCGTTCATTTTCTTCTGAACCGGTCCAATCGTTCAATATAGGTTCTGTTATAGTACTCTTTTTCTCTTTCGTACAACAACAAAACCACATTTGTATGTAATCAAAAAAATCCATTTATGTTTTTTTGAAGTATTATATATATTTATACATAAAATAGCTCTAAAAATACGGTCAATTACATTTATTACATAATATCAATGCAAAAACTAATATAAACATTTTTTTCTTTATATGATGAAGAATGTTACTAAATACAAATATTAAGATTCTAGTCACTGATAGGCAGTATAGTGATTGGACGTTTGTCGATTATCAAAATGATAACCAAATACTAGACCGAGAACTTTATCCCGTATTGAAAACCATTGACCCAATAAAAGAACGCCTATTTAGTCGCGATATTTTTTCACTCGACATAAACGGCTCACTGAAATTGGAACATTCTTATATAAAATCATGTGATGGTTTAGCCGGACTTTTAGTATTGGAAGGTAATAAAACATATGGAAGAACAGCGAATAAAAAACGCCTTTTGTATAAATGCATTCCGGATGATAAAAGACTACCGATTTTTTTAGTTCCATACGACTTGAAAATCGGGTTTTCTAAGGTATATAAGAATAAATTCATTGTATTTCGATTTGATAGTTGGTCATCAGAGCATCCATTGGGTCAAATTACGGAAACGCTAGGAGACGTAGATAATTTGGAGGTTTTCTATGAATATCAATTATACTGTAAAAGTCTTCATGACTCGCTCACTGATTTTACAAACAAAACGCGAAAAGTGTTGAATGAAAAATCCACGGAAGAGTACGTGGAACAAATATTACAAAACGATAATTATCAGATAGAAGACCGTCGAAATACATATATTTTTACGATAGACCCTAATAACAGTACAGATTTAGATGATGGATTTAGTATCGAAGTCCTACCCGATAACAAAGGTTACAAAGTATCCGTATATATTGCGAATCTTTTTTTTTGGATTGAAACACTGGGCCTATGGAATTCTTTTAGTAGGCGCGTATCTACTATTTACTTACCTGATAGACGTCGGCCAATGCTCCCCACCATTTTATCAGATACATTATGTAGTCTTTTAGAGAACCAACCTAGATTCACATTAGCACTTGATTTTATGATAGATAATGATGGAAATATAATAAAAACGGATTTACCACTATATTGTAAGAATGTACTGATTTCTGTGAATAAAAACTATACTTATGAAGAACCCGCCCTACTAAAAAACAGGTATTATCGAGAACTTTTTGATATAAGTAAAAAAAATAGCAAGAGTGTGAAAAATAGTCACGATTTAGTATCTTTTTGGATGATACAGATGAATAAAACGATGGGTGAGTATATGGCTTTTCAAGGAATCGGTATTTTTAGAGCGGCTGCTTTCTTGAGTTCGCCTAGTACTGTTATGCAAGGTAATGATTTTAGCGGGTTGAATGAAGATGTTACGCGTATTATTCAAACATGGAATAATACAACCGGTCAATACTTATTATTTAAAGAGGGTCTTTCACTCAACCATGAAATTATGAGTACGCAATCTTATATTCATATAACGAGTCCGATTCGTAGGTTAGTCGATTTATTGAACCAGATGATTCTATTTCGACATATTTCTATGGTAAAAACGATGAGTCCGGATGCTAGTCAATTTATAGAGAAATGGACGGAACAAATGGACTATATTAACACGGCTATGCGATGTATTCGAAAAATACAGACGGATTGCGAGGTATTAAATCGGTGTTTTACAACGCCCGATATTATGACTGTAGAACACGATGGAGTATTGTTTGATAAAATCGTGAAAAATGATGGAACCATACATTATATGGTTTATTTGGAGAAATTGAAGATGTTATCTCGTATTACTACGCATATCGATTTACCGAATCATACTTATCAAAAATTCCGGATATTTTTATTCGAAGATGAAGATAAGTCGAAGAAAAAGATTCGCTTACAAATCATATGATGTACATAAATAACATAAAAAATATGTATATATACTATATAAGCATATATATGTTTGTCTTTCTTTTATTTTGCATAGTAGCGGTACATTCCGTTTCAGTTATCGATAGATTCGAAGAATGGTCGAATCAGTTTCATATTAAATTCTTAGATGATAATCATTATTTAGATTTATTCAAAAAGTGGCGTGAGAATGATGTGTTTATCTCGAATATGAATAGTCAAAATTTGACTTATACTCTTGGACATAACCAATTCTCTGGTATGGATTCTTCCGAATTTCGTAGATTTCTTTCATGGTCCAAATCTTTGGTGAAAGATGCGACTTTACCAAGAATCAGGTTCAGTGAAGTATTTGATGGTATTCCTATCGAAGTAAATTGGAATGATGTAGGTGCAGTTACACCGGTTAAAGACCAAGGGCAATGTGGTTCATGTTGGAGTTTTTCTAGTACAGGCGCTTTAGAAGGAGCTTATTATAATAAAATGCGAGAACTTGTGTCTTTTTCCGAACAGCAATTAGTTGATTGTGACACATTACGTAATGGTGGAAAAGACCATGGATGTAATGGTGGTCTAATGGACAATGCGTTTTCTTGGATAAGTCATAATGGTGGATTATGTTCAGAGAAAGATTACCCTTACGTTTCAGGAACAACCAAGACTGGTGGGACGTGCCAAAAAACATGTTCTAATGTAAAAAGTAGTCAAGTGGTCGGATTTTATGATATTCCGCCTAGTTCCGATGAATTTATGATGAATGCATTAGTAAAACAACCAGTAGCTATTGCAATTGAAGCCGATGAGAGAACATTCCAATTATATAAATCTGGTGTATTTACAGGAACATGTGGAACGAAACTGGACCATGGTGTTCTCGTGGTTGGTTATGGAACGATGGATTCAAATGATTATTATATTGTGAAAAATTCTTGGGGAGTTTCTTGGGGTATGGATGGCTATATTTTATTAGGACGCGGCATAAATCCGGAAACACATTTACCATATAATAATGGCGATGGACAATGTGGTATGTTATTGGAAGGAAGTTATCCTATATTGTAAAAAATTGAACAGAATATTATAATAAATTATTATTTGTTATAATAGCCATGTTTTACATACTATTCTTTATCAGTTTGTTGGGAACGGTTGCTTTTAGAAACATCAGAGTGTTTGGTGAGATACATCAACGAAGAAAATGTACTGATGATATAATGGAGATTTTGGGCTTAACAAAAAAAGAACGAACTGCTGTTAGAGTTATTGTTCCAGAGTATTTTCATAGTGAAAATACATGGACAGAAGGCGAGGTTCCATGGAATATTACGGATGATAATGATACGATTCCTGTTACTGCTAAGGTACCTACTTTTGACCCTCTGGAACCATGTAGTATAGGTCATTTGTTTATTTAAGGGGTATCCGTGTTTTTGTAGCCATTTGGCTACAAAAAAATGTGGATTTCTCTATATGCTTTTGGTTGATAAATGTATTTATCAACCAAAAGACATTGATAGGGTCTATCAGACGATATATATGCTTTGAAAAGGCACGAAAGGCACGAAAGGCACGAAAAACAATAAAAAATGTTAATATAATAATATGAAACATATGTAGTTATTATATATCATCAATATCTATTTGAGCTTGTTCTGTTAATTCGAATGAAGGTTCTTCTGTTTTTTTATTGGTAGGGCGTTCTTCGATAGTTTCTGTGTCTTCAGCAAAATCGATATCATTGACAGTGTTATTATTATTCCCTGTAGCTACGCCTAGTTTTATTCTAAGGAGTTGGTCTATTTTTACGTTAGGCATATGCTTCATTTGCTCAACTTGCATGTCGTCATAAACTGTTAAAATATCGCAATTTTTTGGTGGTTTCTCGTAATCCCTTAGTCCAACTAATACGAGTGAATTCACTGTAATTAGATTATTTCTTTTGTTTTTTCCGCGAAATTTGTTTCGAATATGTCCCATGAGACGAACATTATCGTTTGTGTAAATTTCGACCATACCATTACCAAATGCTTTGGTAACGCATGCATATTTTTCTAGTTCATCTGTAGAGAACTGAATATGTGACGACCCTTTCGTTTGGTCTTTTCTTGCTAATCCTTTAGAACCGTTTCCGCCAGTAATATTTCTAACCATTTTCGATTGTGTTTATTGATATAATAAAGTAGTTTATAATAATTCAATTTTTTTAGCGTTACTATGAGTTATATTATGTATATAAACTATATATAATATGGATGAGGCTGTTGAAGTACTAGATGGAGAACAAGTAGAAGTTGATGAATCACATGAATCTGTGAATAACGCTAATTTAATAAAAGACCCCAATGAAATAAAAAAAAGCGAATTTGTATTGAATATACAAGAAATTCCTAATAAAAAAATTGCTGAAAATTATGTAAAAACTCTTACTGATAAATTGAATAAATTGAAACAACAGAGAACCTATATGCAGTTTAATTTTAAAATGATAGTGGAGTCTGATATCAAATATAATAGAATGATGGGAGGAGGAGACGAAAATAGTACCTTCCCTTATAATATATTTGAATCCACTTTCGATTTAATTACCGGTAAGAATCGACAAAATAATGACGTAGCGGATGCGGAAAAAAATAACCAAGTAAGTTCAAGTACAGAAAGTAACACATCTAGTTCTAACACATCTAGTTCTAACACATCTAGTTCTAACACATCTAGTTCTAACACATCTAGTTCTAACACATCTAGTTCTAACAAATCTATATTTGAGAATTTATTTTCATATATTCCAAGTTTAAGTGTTTCTAGTCCAGTTGATTTATCATTTACTATGCCAGTTCATTTAGAAAATCTTACACAAGAACCTATTCAATATTTAGATGATTATGATGGTGTTACACATATATTAGTTACTATTTATGACAAATATGATTCTATGGGTTATATTGGCGGATTACACCAACTAGAAAATTGGATAAGAAAGAAAGAAGAGAGAGGGAAATAGGAAGAGGGAAAAAGGAGTGAGGGAAAGGATTAAATAGGAATAAAGGAGTTATGAAGAGGGTGAAAGTGACCAAGAAGAGTTTGAGAGATGGGATGAT